TTGAAGTACGGATATTCTAGCTTCTGTTTCTGTTCTAAAGATTTGTTTTTTTGTCCAAGTATCTCTAAGTTCTCCCACCATATTTTTAAATGCTTTTACATCTTCACTTGGTAAGATGTTATGCAAGTGTGGTTCTTCTTTTTCGATTAATGGCTGAATGTTTCTTTTTTCCTGAGACATTTAATATAAGTTTTCTATACTATTAGAATGATAAAGTAAATGTTAAGAAGCTGTGATTGTAACTGTTAATGGTACTCCTGCACCTGTCCATTCTTCTGTTGCAGCTGAATAAGGTGGAGTAGTACCACCAAAAGCTAAAGCAGACCCCTGTGTTCCACAACCTCCTAAATAACCTCTTGCTGTATTCATACTTACAGGAGAAGATGTCCAAGTTGATCCATCGTATTCTTCTGTTGCTCCTGTAGCAGGTGGAGTACCACCAAAAGCTAAAGCAGATGTCTGCGTTCCTGCACCTGACAAACCTCTCCTTGCAGTATTTAAACCAGTAGGATTTGCAGCCCAAGTCGAACCATTATATTCTTCGGTTGTTCCTATATTAGCTGTACCATCATTACCACCAAAAGCTAAAGCTGCTGTTTGTGTACCACAACCTGCAAAAAGCCATCTTGCTGTATTTAAACCTGTCGGATTTGCAGCCCAAGTCGAACCATTATATTCTTCGGTTGTTCCTACTACTGTTGTAGTCCAACCACCAAAACATAGTCCTGCTGTTTGTGTACCTGCTCCACCCCAAGCTCTCCTTGCTGTGTTTAAACCAGTTGGATTTGAAGTCCAAGTAGAACCGTCATAAGTTTCCGTTGCTCCTGTAACACCTGGATGTATATTTCCACCAAATCCTAAAATGGCTGTTTGTGTTCCTGCTGTTGCTAATTGAGATCTTGGTGTGTTTAAACCTGTAGGATTATTTGACCAGGTAGAACCATTATATTCTTCGGTTGCTCCTGTTTTACCTGGAGCAGCATAACCACCAGCACCCAATGCAGCTGTTTGAGTTCCTGCTCCTTGAAAATCAATTCTTGCTGTGTTCATATTATTACCACTAGCCCAAGTACCAGCAGTAGTTATACCACCGCCTTTCAAAGTATTAGAAGTCGTATTATACCAAATCTGTCCAACAGTTGGATTAGCTGGGTCTGATGCTACCGCTAATATATCTTGTCCGTATATGTTTATGTAATCTGCCATTTTACTCCACTAATGTTATGTTAGTGGGTCTATCTCTCATAGCTTTTTTTTCATCTGATAATAAATCCCAAGCAGCTTGTGCAGCTTGTACTTCTGCATCTACGATTGCTTGTGCTTCATCTTTAGTTTTAATAGTACCTAATACTTTATTTATCCAAAGATTTGCATCTTTGTTATGTGCTGGTACTTGCCAAATGTTTCCTGGAAATCCTGAGATTGTAAACTTAACAGATTCGCTATGTTCAATAAATCCCTTTCCCCAGTTTTCAGCTACTATGTATGTTTTTGTATGTGCCATATTTTCCTCCTGTTAACTTACTGTAATTGTTTTTGTTGTTAGAGAACCTGCACCATTCCATTCTTCGGTTGCTGCTGAAGGAGTTCCAGAAAGTATACCACCAAAAGCTAATGTTGCAGAGGTTGTTCCTGCTCCTCCTAATCTTATTCTTGCTGTTGATAAACTTGTAGTATTTGTCCAACTTGTTCCATCATATTCTTCTGTTGCAGCTAATTGAGTAGTTGATGTTGGAAAATATCCACCAAATGCTAATGCTGATGTTTGAATACCTGTTCCTGCTAAAGCACTTCTTGTAGTGTTTAAATTTCCTCCTGCTGTCCAAGTAGAACCATTATATTCCTCAGTTATATTTGTAGCAGCACCATCATTACCACCAAATGCTAAAGCAGCTGTTTGAGTTCCACAACCTCCTAATTCTTGTCTTGCTGTACCTAAATTTCCTCCTGGTGACCAAGCCGAACCGTTATATTCTTCAGTTGAATTTGTACGATTAGGTAAACCGTCATATCCACCAAAAGATAATCCTGAAGTTTGAGTTCCAGCTGCTGCTGGGTTAGTTCTTGCAACAGATAAATTTCCTCCTGATGTCCACGTTGCACCATCATATTCTTCAGTTGCATTTGTAAATCCAGTAGGAGTAGGAATAGGTGTTCCTGAACCTCCCATACCTAATGCGGCAGTTTGTGTACCTGTTCCTGCTAATTGTTGTCTAGGTGTTACCATAGTTCCAGGATTTGTTGCCCAACTAGTTCCGTCATATTCTTCTGTTGCTCCTGTAGAAGCTGTATTATATCCACCAAATCCTAAACCTGCTGTTTGAGTACCAGCATTACCAAGACTATATCTAGCAGTTGCCATATTTCCACCAGTAGCCCAAGTACCAACTGTTGTAAGTGAAGTTACTTTCCAAGAACTTGAAGTAGAATTATACCAAACTTGTCCTATATTAGGATCAGCAGGGTCAGCTGAAAGACTTTGAATTGAAAAACCCTTTATACCTTTATATTCACTCATTATTTATTCTTCAACAACCAACCTTGCGTTCCATCTACATAAACTAAAGTAAATGCTGCTCTCTCTACTGATACAGTTAAGTCTGATGCTGCTCCTTGAATTGGATTGCCATTTCTAGCAATAGTTAAATTGTTCGTATCAAATGTTCCTGCGTAGTCAATGAAAGTAATAAAATCTCCAAGAGATGGAGAACCTGGAAGTGTTGCAGTAATTGCAGCAGAAGTTGTGTTAATGAAATATCCCTCACTAGCTACAGCATTAAAGTTTCCTGTTTTAACAGATTGCCAAGATTCTCCACCTGTTACTTCGCCAAATGATAAATTACCTGCACCATCTGTTTTTAAAACTTGATCTGTTGTACCATCTGCGTTTGGAAATTTAATACCATCTAATACAACATTACCTGAACCTTTTGGTGTAATTTTAATATCAACATTTGTATCATCTCCTGTAGATGAAATTTCAGGTGCATTTCCTGTTGCAGCATTTGTTATTGTTACTTCATTTACTGCACTAGCTGTTTCAATAAATTTTAATAATTCTAATGTACCATCTCCTAAAGCAAAACCATTAACGTCTAATTGTCCGCCTAATTGTGGTGTTGTATCGTTAATTAAATCTGTTGCTACTGTAGAGTCTAACCAGTTTACTGTATTAGCTGAATAATCGAATTGTGCTAATGATATATCATCTGCTCCATCATAAAATTTTAAAGTAGGATTTGTTGCGTTTGTAGTATCTAACCAAACAGTTCCTGCGACAGCACCACTTGGTCTTGATGTACCTGATTGAGATGAGTTAATTGCAGATAAAGCCGAGTTTAAATCTGACCTAAATGCTGGAAAGCCCTGGTTGGCTATATTCATATCGTGTTGTGCCATAATGTATATATACTCCTTTTAAAATCCCTTAGCAAGATAATCGAAAACTTTTGAAACTGATGTATCTGAACTGTTAAAAAATGCTACATCAAATCCATTAATAGTTTTGTTGGAAACAGTAAAATAGTCTCCTGTGGACATACCTTGTGCTGTAATTCCAACTGCATAATTATCAGATTTATATGGATTTGTAAATGTAACTGTGTAAGTCGTTGCTCCTGATGTTATGTCATTTCCACTAAATATTCTATCAGGCATATCAATAGTAACTGATAAAGCTGAAACAACTGGAGTAGAAGCTAAATCATCTGAACTCATAAATAATCTAAATTTAAAGTATCTTCCTGTGTAGTCTCCTATTACAAAATTTTGAAAAGATGAATATGTTACATTGTCATTTGATGTAGCTATTTCTAAATGTGCATCACAGTTTGCTGGTGTATCTCCATCAAAGTTAGATGGTTGATCGTCAAAATCTCCTGATCTATTATCAAATACATCATCTAAGTTATCTGATGTTTGAGTTATAGATGCAGTAATTCTAACTGTATGACTTGCTCCAATATCTATTGGTGCAGAAAACTCGTATGTACCTGATGGATATAAGTCAAAACTTTCAACACCTGAATCAAATAATCTTGTTGTTTCATCATCAAAATTTCCTGTAGCAGAATCAAATAACTCAGATGAGTCTAATCTTAATGTATTATCTGTTTCTATTATATTTGATTTAACACCTGTAAAATCAGGGTGTTCATCTTGTGTTGTAACTGCATTAAAGTTTAATGTTCCTGCAACATTTGAAACAATAGCTGTTGCGTTAGAACTGTAGTTACCTAATTTATCTATTGCTTTAATTAAGTAAGTTCCTATTCGTGCAGGTACAGTAATTGAAGTTGCTGGTCGTGATACTTTTTGAACTAATGATACTGAGTTTTGCCAATCTGCACTTCCATTTATTGCTGTTGAATATCGAATTGCATAATGTGATAAATCCAAATCAGGTATAGCTGTCCAAGCTAGGTGTGCTTCTTGACCTACAATATTACAAGAAAAATCTTCTACATCACTAGGTGGAGCAATAGCACCTATAATTTCTCTTGAAGCAGATACATAAGTTGATGAAGTACCAAAAGCATTAACTGCTTTTACTCTAACGTCATAAGTTTTAGTATCAATTACGTTTAATACTCTATGCGTTAAACCTGAACCCTGAGCATAGATAATATAATCTGATTCTGTACTTAATTTGTATTCTACTTGGTAATAATCAACAAAACTATCAGGAGAAGCAGTAATAACAATATCTAATGCAGTAAGAGGTGTTTCGTTATATTGAATTAATTGATCTGATAAAGTTATACTTGATGGTGGTTGAATAGTATAAGGGTTTGGTAAATTAGTTGTTGGAATAGTTGCTTGTTCAGTTTTACTTGCCCAAGTATAATGTGAGTTTTGATGCTCAACTAAATTTAATCCTACTGAATAATCTTCGTTAAATGTTAATGATAAAACTCTAAATGGTTTTGCTGAGAAACCTAAAGAACTATGAGTTATATTTACAATATCTCCTATTGCTAAATCATAAGAATTAAAAGCTACGTTAATTGCTAATGTTAAAGACTCTCTTGATCTTCTTAAAATAATTTCTGCCATTTCCTCAGCTTGATATGGATTTGTAATTGTTTTAAAATCAAATCTACCCTCTAACAAATAACCACCATCAGCAGTTTTCATATTTGCGTGTTGATCTGCACTAGGAAGTCCTGAGTCATCTATTGGTGGAAACTGAACCTCATCTATTTGATAATTACGATCAGGATTAACATAAGATACAATAACTCTATTGTATTTGTTATTCTTATCAGGAGAAGATAAGTTATAACCACCTATAATGTCATCTTCTGTTAATGTGATTGAAGCTGTACCAGTTGTCTCAATGATAAGTTGGTATTTGCCACCAGTATAAGGAAGATAACCCCTACAACCTTTTAATAATTCTCTTACGTTTTCAATAATGCTTAATGAAGTATCTAATGCTGTATTTATATCAAATATGTTTATGTCTGAACCACCTGAATATGGAGTTACTTGTGTTTCGCAAACTAATGATGCGTCATAAAATGTTTGTAAATCCATTTCGTTAACTGATAATCCTTTTCCATATCTTGCGTTAGTTAAATAATCTAATAAACACCAAGCTGGATTAGTTGAGTAAGATGCTGTTTGTGCAACTAAACTAGCATCATAAGTTACAACTTTTTTACCTTGAATTTTTGCTTGTATTTTAGGAACTCCACTAAATACATCTTGATTCCATTTAAAACGAATAGCAAGATAAGCTAAACCTGATAATTTATGATCTGAACCCCAGTTATCTAATGTAGATAACAAACTTGATGCTGATTGACCATCAGTTCCATAATGAGGTTCTACTGTAATTAAACTTTCTGAGTTCTTATAAAAATTTGTATCTGAACTGTTAACTGTAACTTGTGTATTGTCTGCTAAATCTGCTGACCAAGTAACTACTTTATCATCTATTCTTATCTCAGTTATATCGTTTATCTCTCCCTCAGATAATACTAAAGCAATATATAAATAGGTGTTATCTGTACCTGAGGTTTCTACAAAAACTCTAGTTCCACCTACTAATCTTTCTCCATATACAATAGGAATACTTGCGTCATTTGATTGTTTATTTAATAATATTCCTTTTTCAAAATCATCATAAGAGGTAGTTCCAAAATCATTTATCTCAGGAGTCTTGGGTCTAAATATCCAAGCTATCGCAAGTGTAGTAACTAAAGCTGTAATTGGATTAGAAAAGAATGAAGCTACTTTAGCAATACTTGTAATCGCTTTAAATACTCTACCGAAACCCATTATGATCTACCCCACTTAATATCTAATACAGTTTGAGATGCAAAATCCATACCAACATCTGTACTAAAAAATCTTTGTTGTGATGTATTGTTTGTTTTTCTGCCATTCTTTTTGTCAAAGTCTGCCCAATGAGAAACTATAGTTAAATTAACTGAACTTTCTTTAGCTGATTCATTAATTGTAAAAGTTTCAATGTTACCTTTATAAAGCAAGAATGGGTCTGCTGTTAAAATGTTTCCGCTAGTTAAGAAACCACGATAAATAATTACTTCGTCATTTATTACTGGTTCATTTAAAATTGTAGATATAAAAGTTTGATCTGCACCTGATAAAGTTAAAACTAATGATGATTTTGTAATATCAACTTCTTCTGTAAAGTTAGAAACTCCTAATATGAAATCTGATGCTGTGTAAGTTACTGATGAACCTGATACTGAACTTGTTAATGAAAATGAGCAATCCGTAAGATTAACAGGAGTATCAAAACCGATAGTAATAAGGTGTATTGGTCTAATATCATTTGTTGCTAATGCGTTCTTTACTGCTGTCGTTAGACTTCGGCTCAT